GTCGGTCATAGAACCACTTCAAATATTTCAACGACTCGTCGAAAATATCTGGGTTCGGATATGAGTTAACAACTAAACACATTATACGGAGAAAACGAATTAAGACATCTTTATTATTATATTTCTGGATTAAGGAAGAACAAATTTTTCCGAAACGGGGATATGGTACATACATACTCGAGCTCTCATCAAAATGAGTATAAGAGCCAAGAAAAGAATGAACATTACTTACTCGACCACCAGGGTCTTTCACAGTCCAAACCTGAGTAGATGGTTTACATTCCAAACCAAATTCAAGGTATACATCACGCTCAAAATCAAGAAAGTCTTGAGGCGATTCAAAACCAAATTTGTCAAGATGACAACCCCCCAACTTATCGTCTGAGTAGATCATCAATTTTGCATTTTCGAAAATATAAGTCAATTTAGGAACCTCCCCAATCAACATCAATTTTTTTGTAAATAAGTAAACCATGATGACAAAATGAGCAATAGAATTATCAGTTGTAGTGTTATTATTACCTGAATTATTTCCAGTTTTACGTTTAACAACATACCCATTGGGTAAGAGAACTAAAGGATGCATATTACTCTCAGTAACAGCATCGACTAAGTCTTTAAACTCCCCAGTTGGGTCATCAACATTCATATTTCTTATCATATAAACAAATTTCAAATAGATCTTACGATCATAACCTGATATATCGCTCTCCCAAACAAAGGAAAACTGCTCAAGTGTTTGAATGGCGGCATTAAAGCCTCCATATTGTTTAACGAGCCCATATTTTATCCAACAATTTTTATAATTTTTAAGTAATTTATCATTCTGAATCCCATAACAGAATTTCTCACGATAAATACCATGGAACGAACCTCCAAAAACACCTCTTATCTTACCCCTTTCGAGGTCCTCAGTGTCCAAGAGTTCATCCTTATCATTATATGAACTAATAGCTGGATACTTTAGATCAAATATATACTCTCTAAGCCGATTCGTGAAATGCATTAAAACATCCCTTTTAGATCTGACTTTATTCTTACACCAGGGTATTCCTCCTGATGTTCCGAGGTCATATGTATGATCATTGTCATTATGTGAAGGAACAGTTTTGAGAAAACGAAAATAGACTAAACACATTTGCATGGTTTTATCTATAAATTCATTATCAGGATAAACTGCATCAACATCACATTTCATGATTTGTAGTGAAACATTCTTCCAAAGGGCACGAACTCTAAAATAAGTAGCACTCCCTTCAATCATTGAATGACCAGGATTCGCCAATTTATAGGCCTCCCAATCTCTATCAACGACATCAGAGTAATTTGCTCCTGTATTCGGGTATTGTCGTCTGTAAGTCGAATCACAAATTAATTGTAAATTTTTATATGGATAATTATCAATTCGCTCAGCTGTAGGAACAACGAGCTTCAATGTTCCATCGAAGTCGAAACCTGATGGTATTTTGCCAATACTGCCCTCATACCAGGGAGTAGCAGTCTGGCACCTTCAAACACGAGTATCTAATGTTTTAAACCAATCCAACACAGAGGCTGTGAAAGGGATAAAATTATTACCTTCTCCTTGTCCATCGGTATGATAATGCATACCACTAACTGTTGATTGATCTAATGATATAGCTGATCCACAGTACGCTGGAAGAGAATGGTAATCACTCTTATAATGTTCAAAAGTACCTGAGACATCTCTATGTTTAGTAGGTGGAGATCCCACTGTCAACAAATTTTT